TAATGATAGTGGTATAGGAGGTCTTGGAGATGCTGATGGAGACAACGTACCCGGTTTTGGTAGCAATCCAAAAGGAGGTATATTTAACGGTTAAAAATTATAGAATATGACTTTAGACGATTTCATACTACTACATACTACTGGGACATTAAACTTTTCCCACTGGATAAATGTACTATACAACCCTATAGGTTTCAATACTGAAACTGGTAATCAAGAAGGTAGAATAGAAGCTATCTCTGTTACTACAACAGCCTTTAGTGTCAACGGTATACAGACTAATCCGGAAACAGACATATCTCTCATACTTCAACAGGTTGAAAATATAAGTTTAACCTTTGATAACATAACCTATAATTTAACTGTTGACTCTAGTAACCTCTATTCTGGCCCTAATCCTTACTATATATTTCAAGTAACATCTGATACTGTAGTACCAAACATAAACGATACAAGTTTACAGAGCCCTCAATACAATACATCAATTATTTTTAATCCACTTTTATCAAGTGTATTATTTTTAAATTCTGATTTTAATGTAATCTTTAATAACGGGTCAATTAACCGTACTCACCCAATAAAACTTATAGCTGATAGAGAAATAGGGAACGTAATTCCTTCTAATTTTCCTGCTATACTTAGTACCTCTGCCTCCAAGGCAGATTTGCAAGAGAGCTTCTATACATCTACCGGTATCACTAATGCAAGATACACCGGGACTAAAACTGATTCTGGAGATTACGCAGGAGTTCTACCGAGCTTTAGTGCTCGAGGATTTACAGGAGAAATACATCCTCCAGATGTAAATAGAGATTACGCCTGTGGGTTATCAAATTCTGATAGAATTTTAATACCTATGCTACACACCGGACCAACCACAGCACCTACCTTTGAGACTGGTTCAACTAATCTTAGAACAGCTAATAATCCACTGGCAGTAACAGATACAAACATACAGTATACTTTTGTTCCTAGCTTAGCTCCAAATTCTTTGCAAGAAGTAGCACCCGGTGACTTACTAGTTTTTAATTCCGGTACTTCAAGTGAAATTATGAAAGTAAATATAAATAATAAATTTACTAAGGTATTAAATGTTACTAGAAAACAACTTAATACCCAAGCGACCCAACTAAGCTCAGGTACACCTATTTTTAAAATAGTAAGAACTGATTTATTCCGCTCTGACCAGTTTGGAAGAGATATTTCAACCGTTGGAGAATCAACAGTATTTGTAGAAGAAAACAACATCTTAGTCAATACTGATGAATTTGGAACTGTATTCAGCTCATCACTATGCCCAGATCCTTTACTAATGGGAATAGATAATCCGAATGTAGGTGGAGGTTCTGGAGGTTAAAACATTAATTAAAGATATTTATATAAAACGAAAATAATAAAAAATGGGATATTTAGATAATTCAATCGTAACAGTAGATGCAATACTTACTAAAAAAGGTAGAGAATTACTAGCAAGAGGAGACGGCTCCTTTAAAATTACACAATTCGCTTTATCGGACGATGAAATCGACTATACTTTATACAATCCTAATCACAATTTAGGATCACAGTACTACGGTCAAGCAATTGAAAATTTACCTTTGTTAGAAGCATTTCCTGACGAAACACAAATAATGAAATATAAGCTTACCACATTACCTAGAGGTACTGCTAAGCTTCCTATACTAGATATAGGCTATACTGCTATAAGGCTAAAACAAGGTGCATCACTTGCAATAACTCCTCAAACGCTCAACTACTTAGGTTCATCCCAGACTTTCGAAGCAGGAGGGTATGTTGCGACTATGGCCGATGCTAGAGTATTACAAACATATAATGGAGTAGGAATTAATACACCAGAAGCAGAAAGACTAAACTCTACTACTACGCTAGGTACTAATGTCTCAAAAACAGTTATAGGTACTTCTATAAACTTAACTGCTACAACAGTAAACACATTATTTGCAGGTCAGAATACACTACTAACCACTATTACAGTAATTGGTAGAGATTCCGGAGCTAGAATTACTATACCAGTAACTATTGTTAAAACTAATAATTAATAAGATATGTCATTTAAAAGATTAGACCCAGAAGATATTTCAATAAGTGCAGAATCCATAGTTTCACCAGCTTGGTCTACAGATGCTATAGAACTTGTAGATACATCAGGGGATGTAGGTTTCCACATAAATAGTAATCAAATTGCAAGTAATACTGGTAATTTTTATTTTGAAGTTTATCATAAACCTTCTCCTACAAATGTAACCGCAAGAGTTCAATTCTCTATAGCTTATGGTCATAAAAATGGATTGGGTACCGCACCATATGATTCTTCTGAAACAGGAAAATCACCATCTTCTACGATATATGGTCAATATAGAAATTTAGTTTTTGGTGATGAAGATACTGACTTTGTATTTCAAGGTCAGACCTCTGACGACATATATGTTATATCAGTAGATAGAGCAAGATACAAAGAAAAACTATTCCCAGGTACATTTAATATTAAGCTAGACAGCGGTTCAGGTGGACCTGTATTGCACCTAACCGATAACAGTAATGATATAAATACAGTATCTTACGTAGATGCTGGTAGAGTATACGATGTAATTAGCGGATCAAACGGTTCAGCTTATACAGCTAACGGGTATAACTCAACAGGAGGAAGTTACGGTAAGTTTTTACCAGATGTAGGTCTTATAATTCTTAACGGTGCTGCACTAAATTCCTCAGATGGAGTTAATATTAAAACTAATACAGGAATTACTTCTACACAGCTAAAAAATACACAAAGATTTTTCAACGTCATAGATACAGGTAATTCGTTCAAATTGCAGTCTGAAGAGACAGTATCATCTAATTACATATTTGTAAGAGTTAGAAATAGTGAATTTAATTATTCTACAAATCCTTCTAATATTACTTCTTCAGGAGAATTACGTCACGACATAATGATTAATACTCCTCAAGCATATATAACAACTGTTGGATTATACAATGACAATAACGATCTATTAGGGGTAGCTAAACTGTCTAGACCGTTACTTAAAGATTTTACCAAAGAGGCGTTAGTAAGAATCAAACTTGATTATTAATGAATGAGTGCTTACAAAAAATTAAATCAGCAAGACGCTTATATATCCACCTATGTCTCACAGAAGGCATGGTCTGTTAGCGGAAGCCAATATAGAGAACACGGAATAAATAACATAGTAGGACTTTCAGGTTCTAAATTTAGTTATCAATATAGCGTGGATAATGTTGTAGGTGGTAATTCTCAAGCAGAAAATAGTTCTGTCTTTAATAGAAGGCTTATTTACGATAGCATAAGTCATCTGTACTACAAAGATTTTGTTGATTCTATTTTAGTAACTTCTAGTTCATACGAAAGTTATTTACAATCTTCATACGAAGTTAGCGGTTCAAGGTATCTTTACGATAGGGTAGCTATTTTTTCTTTACCTAAAGAAATGTACGGCACTAACATCGAACCTCTATCTGTTTCGATACTCCCTGACTTTATTAACAGCGGTAGCGCCGAAACAGGTAGCTTTGATAATTATGTTCATAACAACTATTCAACTGATCTTGGCGTAGATTCGATACTCACCCAGGATAATTTATATATAGAAAATGTAGATTTTTTATTCGGTTCTACAGGAGCTAATTGTAATCCTCAAAATATAGATTACATAGAAAATGAATCTACTTACGTTGATGAACTAGAATTAGGTACTGTTTTGAACCCCCCACCTGGTCAATACTTAGATACAACAAAAGTCGCTAGGAACTGTAATGAAATAGTAGATGATGGAGAAGGTAGATTGCATTTTAAATATTCAATACCTAGAGTCTATGTAGGTAACGTAATATATACTCACGGTCAAATAATAATTACAGATGAAATAGTAGCTATGTACTATAATCATTATTTTGATGCAGTCTTGAAATGGAAATCAAATCTTCCTATATATACACATAATTTTCACTGTAGATTAAAAACTCATGAATTTAATTTTACTTTAAACAAAACAGCATTAGAAACCTCTGATGGACAAATTGCAAATTTAATCTCTGGATCAAGTTTTGCACCATACTTTACCACAGTAGGCCTATATAACGACTCTAACGAATTAGTCGCAGTTGGTAAATTAGGCAGCGCTACTCCTAAATCTAGAGAAACCGACATGTCTGTGATAGTAAAATTAGATATGAATTTTGGATACGATAGATTACAAGCAGAAAGAACTACAGGATTCCTTCCTACTGATGATCAAGAAATTATAGATGACCCACCACCACCACCTCCATGTATTTACTACTTTACCTTTAGGAATTTTAACTACAGAGGAAGTACAGGTACAAACCAATTATTACAGAAGCCTCCTTATAGAAAACCTAAAAATGATAATAAAAGGAAGATTATTGATAATGGAGATTACCTCATATATAGAAAAAAAACTTTTGAAACTACTATATGTAAAAAATCAAATGATACTACTAGAAAATACTTTAGTACTCCTAACTTTACTCTTATAGGTAGTAGTTTTAACTTTAAGAGAAATGTCAAAACTGCTTTCTGCTTTGTAGATGTAACAGTTACTAGAGATTATGGCGTCAATTCCGATGCTAGTGGGTATACTTATGATTTTACTCAACAAAATGGCAGTACATATGATGAAACAGCTAATAATCTAGCTAGACCTGAATCTTTCTTTAGAGATAAAATTTCTACCTATTTATTAGAAACCGATAGACCTTGTGAGTTTACTCCAAATGGGATAGTATATACATGTGCGTCAAGTGAATCTTAATTTTAAACATAAAGCAAGTTAAACTAAATGAAACAATAAATAACAGTCCAGATTAAACTGGGTGAATTGCTGGAAACTCTTTAGAGCTTCAACTACCAAAGCGTAATAATGTTGAAGATTAGACAATCAGCAGCCAAGCTATAAGCCATCTTATAGAAGGTTCAGAGACTACTGGAGGGAAAATGGGTTCCCTTAATAACCAGAATTAGCGCCCAGCAGGTATAACCTGATGATATAGTCCGATCTTTATGGAGACATAAAGCTAACAGTAATGAGTGTAGCGGCAACCTTAGTAGGATAAAACAAGCACCACTGGATTAAAATTACAAATTAAAAAAATTTATAATGAGTAAAGAAATAGTTCTTAGAGTAAATAAAGGCGCCGCTCTTACGTATGATGAGATGGATAGAAACCAATCTCAATTTTACTTTTCAAGTTCTTTAGCAGGAAATGGAACCCAGCTACGTTTACACTATACCGGTAGTACATCCTTGAACGGAACCGGTGCAGACTATTCACCCGGTTTTGATACTATTGCATTACCTAATCAAAATATAAACATACCAGATGCAGTAGCTGCAGGAGATACCCATGAGATTCAATTCAATACTAACGATGCATTTGATGCTGACTCTTTATTTGTTTTTGATAAATCTAAAAATTACTTAGGTCTAGGTACTGCAACACCTCAAGGAAGACTACATATTAACTCAGATTCAACTTATTCAGCTGACATCATACTGAATGCCTTTGAGAATTTACCCGGAGACACAGGTAATGTAGCACAAGAAGCTAAACTAAGTATAAGAACAGATAACGATCAAATCGGGTATGTGGGTAAAGCAAATCACGAAACTAAAGACATCTATATTACAAATGAATACCAAACACAAAGCTCTACAGGATTAGATATACCAGGTAATTATGGTAAGGTAAAAATCGCTATTAAAGGTAATACAGGAGACAATTTAAATACTATAGGAACTTTTGATTTAACCGGTAATTTTCCTTCATTAGGTATTGGAACTGGTGATGTAGATCTTAGTAACTCTGCCAGAAATATATCAGTAGTAGGTTCTAAAGGAATTAGTTTAGGGACTAGTACTAATTTTGATTTAGCTTCTTTCATATCACCATTACCTATTTCTATCATAAATGTTACTAATGCTGTTGGGAATAGAGCTTTAATTCCTAACTTAAGTACAACTTCTACCGATAGTTTACTTATTTCATCTCCGTTTGATGATGAAGGGGGTAATGTAGTATTAAATATTAATACCGATTCTTTTAAACACGAAGCTTTTAATATTATAAGCTCTCCAACTAGAAAATTTGATAATTCAACAATAATAGGTTCTTTTGGAGCAAGCGGTAAAGTAGGGATTAATACCGGTTGTGCAACAGATATAGGTTTAACCGTAGCCGGTGCGATCTCAGGATCAGGTAATTTAGCTGTGGAAGGATGCGCTACTGTTGGTACTATAGATCCTGGAAGTTCTGCGAGTACAAGCGCATTAGTCGCTACCACAGCAGGACTTGTTCAAAAAATAGCAGCTGCACCGGTACCTTTAGGAGGTATAATTATGTGGTCAGGTGCTCCTAATGCTATACCCGCAGGATGGACTTTATGTGACGGTACAGGGGACGCTAACGGAGTAACAGTACCTAACCTAGTAAATAGATTTATAGTAGCATCTAATAGTACTGGCGGTACAGCTACTACAAACGTAACAGGTGAAAATTTAACA